CCTGTTGGGATATTCTTTGTGCTAATACTCATTTTGATTTTTGTTTATTTGTTTAGATTACTTTTCATATTCGAGAATAGAATTGCGAACATACTGCAAATCATTGGGAATTTCAAAAGATTCAAACATTCCTTTTGGAGATTTGCAAGTATTTTCTCCATTGTTCTGGGTTTCAAAGACATAGCGGATATTACCATCTTTGTCTTTCTTAACTTTACCAAATAATACAATAGAGAATAAACCTTCAAGAGTTAGTGCGGTGTCAATCATTTTACCTATTGTCTTAGCTTTAACTCTTCTTTTACCATCCATATCAATAGATTCTTCTGCATGAGTAAGAAAGAATACCATAAGATCATCTCTAAGATCTTTAGGTTTCTTTGCTACTGCTGCAAGACCTGAAGCTATCTGAGTAAATTTATCATAACCCTTTTCTGTGGCTCTGTCAAAATACTCAAATGAAGACATGTATTGCCAATCATCTATTACTATGTTTTTGATTTCTGGTCTAGAAGCATTAACGTGCTCTAAAGCTTTGATAATACCCTGTGGTGTGCCTGTATTACTAAGGTTCCCTTCAGGAGTCTCTTTACTTAGAGTTACATATTTACTTTTCCATCCCTTAAAAGGCAAAGGTTTGTTGGCAATATTGATAACAAAAGTCTCTTTAGGATTTAAGTTTTCAATACTTGTTGATTTACCGCTACCTGATTCCGCAATTACTAAAATACTTTGAGCCATTACTTATCTTGTATTAGTTTGTTTAACCAATCTTTATTACTTACAGGCTTCTTAAGAAGAATAGCTGCAAGATCTCTAATAGTAAGTTGATCAAATGGAGCATCAGTATCTGGGTCCATGAGATCAAAATTCATATTAGTTTGTATTGCTGGTTTCTTTTCTTCTACTTTTTGATTCTTTTGAATCTTAATCAATTCAGCAACAGGGACAAGATATCTAAAAGATCCTGTTGGACCAGGTTCTGTTTTTTCATATTCTTCTTCCCAATGAGGATTAAATCTCCATTTGTATAAGTTTCTTTCGGGATCTTCAATCTCTAGATTTCTACCAGTAAATTCTGTATAAACATCTTCTCCCCCTCTTAATTCATTAGAAAAGAAACCTACAAATAATTCTTCTTTTCCAGGAGGTTTGTAAGCGAGTTTTGGTACAAATTTAGCACCGTTGATACCTGCTTTATCAAAATACTCCTGATGAGCTTTCCTAAGCTCTGCAGTTCTTGATCTACGATCTTCTGGTTTTTCTACTTTTGTTTCTATCATGTTACTATATTTTTACTCTTCTTTCTTGTTGAGGCGTCATCTTCAATCATATATCTATCTGGTCCATAGAATCTAATCTTTTGCTTACCTGGTCTATTCAAACCTACCACAGTATCAGCGTGTTGTAACAAAGCATCAGCACCAAATATGTCAGATTCAAGTATGTAATTACCATACTTACCATCTTCATTTCTTTCTGGATTATCTATATTTCTGTTTAGCTGAGTTAGGATTATGAATATAATAGGGTATTTACGCTTTAGGTCTGTAATAGCTTCTCCCAAGTTGTATAAAGTATCATACTTATCTTTTTCGTAAGAAGCTTTTTTAACTAGCAATGAGTGATCAAGAGTTATAATAGTCTTTGTGTATTTACCATTGACCACGTGTTCTTCCATATAATTATGGATAACTTCTTTGATTTCATTAACTGTTATAGGAGTTTCTACTATATCAATAGGATACTTTACTCTTTCTTTAGCATGTTCATAACACACACCTAAGTCTTCTTGAGATAACTGACCATCAGCACTACATAAATACTTATAAGATTTACCTAATACACTTGCATATTCTCTAATTGCCGAGGTTCTAGCAAGCATCTCAAACTGAAATTCTAATACTCTAAAATTTTCAGCAGAATTGAGCTTGAAAGCTTCTCTCACTATCTGATCTTTAATAAGAGTCTTACCTGCACCTGGTCTACCACCAATAACAGTCATAGAATGCCACTCTAATCCATCAGTGGTAGCATCGTTAAACTTAGACCAGGGTGTTTTAAGACTTTTAATAAATCCTTCTCTTCTACCTTTTAAATAGTTAAGAGATTCTAAGAACCCATTCTTTTGACTTTTCCATGGTTTGAACTTAGCTTCATTCATTATACTACGTTTTCTTTGAAGTGACTATTATCCCCCTCGAAGTCTCCAGACTCAAGCATGCTACAATAATCAGCTAATTCAGATTGTTTGGTTTTATCTAATTCCGACTTACAGATAAAATACTGAGCAGTACGCATATATAGAAAGTTCTTTTTCTCAAACTCATCTACATAGTAAGCAGTAGCTTTCAGAATTGTATCCCAAGTATACGAATAATTTTCAAAAAACCAACGAAAATTTTGTTCTAAAATTTTCTCATTTGATCTAGCTGGTTTACCGCTTGGCAACTTACCTTTTGGAAATAAATCTCTATATGTTTTTATATTATCCATATAGTTTATTCCCATTATACTCATATCTGTTTTCTTCTTACTTACATTAAAGTAATTCTCTACAGAAGACAATAAGACAATAGATTTAGGAGTCAAATTATTTTTATCATCTAACCACTCATCCGCTACTAAATGTCTTAATTCTGCATGAATATTAATTACAGATGGAGATATATTTCCAGCTATGCAAGTAATAAGATAAAACTGATTAGGAGTTAATCCTTCTTTAATAAAACTATTAAAGAAAATCTGTAGGTCCTGTCTTTTTTTCAATTGCATTTTTTACCTCCGCGTACATTCTTATATAAGGTCTGTCATTTACATCTATTCTGTCACTTACTGTATTCTTAGCATGAACTACCATAGCATGATCATATCCAATTTGATTTGCTATTTTATGTAATGTAAAGTCAAACTTGTAACCAAAGTACATGTAAAGGTGACGCATTGTAACAATCTGATTTTTTCTACTGCGGTTTCTTATACCACCAGGATACTTATCAAGATCAATAAATGAGTTACAAATCTCTTCCAGATCCTCTAAAGTTATATTGTGCCTTTCTCTTATTAGACCTTTGAGTTTTATACTATTTATGTCTTCAAAAGCAACAATAGGTTTGAACCCAAATTTTTCATAAAAGTCTGATACAAAATCATTTACAGAATCTTGCATCTGTTGTCTTCTATCTTTTTCTTCTTTAATTTCTCCTTTTATGTTACTCATGTTTTTATTTATTAACTTTATTTACTATTTTATACCCATGAATATTAAAGACTATATCTTATTTTTTCTAACCATTCTAGTAATTACAATGTTATTACTTGTATATATAAAACAACCAAGCTATGTACAGGATACTCTACATTCTGATATACAAAAATACAAGGATAGCATTGCTAAACTAGATTCACAAATCTCTTTCCATATGAAAAAGATTTCTACATATGAAAAGACAATAGATAGTCTTAATAGCTTACCTGCCAAAATTAAAATCAAATACCGTGATCAAAAAGCTAGTGTTCCTTCTGCCACTGTTAATCAGCTGGACAGTATCATCCGCGCAAATGCAGGACTCCCTCAAAGATAGCACAATCTGCTTCAACCAAGAAGAACTAAGAGTGATTTCTCTTAAATTAATTGGTGCAAATGAGTGTGATACTTTGCTAAAGATTTCTGAAAAGCTTGGTCAATATAAAGACAGTGTTGTTCTTGCTCAAGATAATATAATTTCTAAGCAGGAGATACAGCTTGTGATGTATGATACTATAGTAAATAAACAAGCTGACAATATTGCAGTTCTTAATACTTCCTTAGAAAACTCTCAGAACAAACTGAGAATCACTAAGTTAGCTTTATATGCAACAGCTACAGCTTTAGGTTTATCTATACTTTATATAGTGACTCACTAACATTCTCTCTGTTATATACACCAACAGGTTTTGCAAAATTAAATGCAGCTATAACATCTGTAGCTACACATATATTTTTAGAATCTTTATTATTGAAAGTAAATATTTCTCCTGTTAGGTTTAGAAAGAATATATAATCACTAAACCAATATCTATAATAGCCTCTATCCAGATCTATAATATTATTTTCCACTACTAATTCTAGATATTCATTTAACGGTTGATGGTATATTTCAAAGTCATCATAATTATGATGCTCTTTATTAAACTTGTGCATAGCTATGCCAAAATCTTCATAGGTCTTAACTGTACCTAATGCTAATAGCATATCTTCATAGTGTCCTCCTGGATACATATCTCCATTAAATTCATTGTGATATCCTATCCATAATTCTCCATCTCTTTTATAAATAATATGTGCACTTCCTCTTGTTGCCATTAATTACCATTTTATTTCATAAGCATGGTGGTCTTTTACCAGCTTAGATACTTTATTAAATACATCATTACAATTCCACATTTCCAGGTTGTTATAAGCTGCTGAAGCTGGGTGACTACAAATAAGTTTATGATTGTTATCAGATATCTGATCCATCCATTCCTGAGCTTGCTTACCCATAAATACATATACTAGTCCTGGGTTATATGCATTGAGCATATCTAACAGGAAAGTAATAAAGGGAGACCATACATGATAATGCTTACCTATTTTACCCATTTCTGTAGTAAGGGAGCTATTTAGTAGAAGTATACCTTGCTCAGCCCATGGAGTTAAATCTGATTTATAATCCAGAGGAAGATCATTATATACTGTGTGTTGAATAGCTTTGTTTATATACCTAAGAGAAGCTTGTATCTTTCCATCATTACTGCATGAGAAAGCCATACCATCAGCAACTTTTTCATATGGATAGGGATCCTGTCCTATGATAATTACTTTAAGATCAGAATACTTACACTTCTCAAAGGCGGAGAATACTTGCTTAAGTGGTGGAGTAAATCTCTTACCCTGGTTCACCTGATCAAGCAAGTAAACTAAAATCTTATCAAAGTCAGAACTCTGAATAAATGTTTTAAGTTTATCTCCCCAACCAGACTCTTTAAGTTTAGTATAAAGCTTGTTTTTTACATCTTCTATGTTTACTGTTTGTGTCATTTTATTATCTTTGAGTTATGGCTACAACCAAAATTAAAAGTATTCCTTTTGAGGAAATCATTGATATAAAAATCAGTGGTGCATTTTACATGCGTATACAAAATCTTTTCTTTGATCTTATATCTAAGCTTTCTGAAGAAGATCAAAAGACTCTTTTAGAAAAAGTAAAAGAGGGTGCTAAAGATATCAATGATCCAGCAATGTATAATGCTCTTACTGTGCTCATTATTATGAATGAGATTGAATATCAAGCAAATGAGCAAGGTAAAGTAAAAGATCAAGAAGTAGAAATACCTGAAGATGATAAGAAAGATTAAATACTTTTTACATCATAGTAAAAACTATCTGTATCTTCAGATACCCACCTATCTGCAACTGCTTCTACAGAAGGTAACTCAGTATCTACTTTTATATCCTTTGGATCTATTGGGAATTCTTTTGTTACCCAGTTAGAATCTTTCCAGAATATTCTATTGTTAGGCATGCACAACAGATACCCATCATCTGCTACTAGAATATGCCCGCACTTATAATCACTAGGCTCATTACTATAAGGATTGTTTTGCCAATCTACTGTAAACATATAGGTACACCATACAAAGCTCTTATCTCTAAGGATAACTTTGCATCTTCTTTCTTTTAAGAACTCATACTCTATAACTGTTACATCATTAGCAAAACAATCCCATAGTTGTTTGTAATAATAAGGCAAGTCTTTATCAGGTTCTTTAAGAAAGATCTCTGATATAGGCACCCTGGATCTCAACATACCATAGTCTGTCATTACATGAAAGGTAAGTATCTTACCCTCAACAGATTGAATAGCAAAGGCATAAGCATTGTGATACTTGTCTTTGTCTTCTTCTCTCTTGGTAAAGTGTGATAGTCTTACCAGACATTTAAAATATGGGATGTTGCTATTGAGCATTACTCTTGAAAGTGTTTCTTCAGCCTTAGACTATCTACTGTTTTTCTAATAACAGCTGCATAGGTAGAGTCAGCTGCATATCCATCAGCTAATTTAGCATAATATTTTGACTCTGAATCTACTCCCTGCATTCTATTATTCTGAAACATAGCATAATCATACACTGAACTAACCCAATCTGAGTAATAAGCATGGCTATTCTTGGTACCTAATGCGGTTGTAGTTCTTACATTAGGTTCTTTCATTCCAAATAAATTGTTATTCTCTCTAAATACTTTACTGGTATAGTTACCGGATTCAATCTTAGCCTGTGCTAGTACAATATAAGGGTACTTAATATTACTACTTCTTAGTAGATCTATAAGAGCCTCCTCACTAAAGGGTTGTGTCTGCACATATACTGTGTCTACTTTATGACTGTTTACAATTTGATTAACAATGTACTTGTTTGTACCTGACAACCAGCCTATTAAAAATAATACTACTAAAGCAATGCATGTTATTCCTATTACTTTAGCATAAGACTTCTTCTTAACTCTCTGAAACTCCAGAGTTTCCTTGTTGTATCTGAATAGGTTTTTCATATTATGTTATTTCTAGTGTATATCCTAAATGTTCTAACACATCTTTAAGTGCAGATTCCACACTTGAGCCATCTTGCTCTAACTCTATACCATTTACTCTAATAGTTGTACCATAAGTATAGCAACAACCATCTGCGCAGGTATGGCTCCAGTCTTCAAGTTCAATAACTAACTTTTCTTTTCCTTGCATATTTCAATTAGTTTGTTTAAACAAGTAAAAGGCATATCAATACCATTTATATTCCAAATGTACCCTGTAAACTGTTTAGTTTTTTCCGAATTACCTCTGACAGTACTTGAATAGATATAACCTTGAATATTATACTTCTGTCTAAACCATCTAAATGCTTGTGAATAGGTTGGTGTAGGTAAACACCACTCATGTTCAAATGGTTTTACCATATTAAAAGCAGGAGTTTTAAGTTGTGGGTCAATGTTGTAATATCCAAAACAAGGTTCATCAAACCCAAGTTCTTTAAGAGCTAGTGCTTGTTCATAGCTTATAAATTCTTTGTTCATAGTTTTAGTTTAAGTTTACCATCTACTATTTCAACTTCCCACTCTGTTTTAGGTTGGAGTGTTAGCATAAGATATTCAGCGGTAAGACCTGTTTCTCTACTCTTTTCTACAATAGAGATAACATCCTCCTCTGTATATTTCTTCTCCTTGTTATCTTCAAGGGCTTGGTTGTAGCCTTTAACATAACCACAGAAAGCATAATCATCAAAGTCATTGATTGCGTACTCACTTGCTTTCTTCTCCACATCCACCTCACCAAGTAGTTCTTTGACTTCTGATAATTTCAATTCTTGAATAGCCCAAAAATCATTTTTGTAAAGTGGCTGTGTTGAGTGGGTGATTTTTTTAATCCAGTTATCCTTAAGATATTGTTTAACAAATCTTATAACTTTATCCTTTGAATCATAAACAAAATCACCATCTTTAGGCTTTAAATCATCCACTATAACATAGTGGTCTTCTTTAATCTTTATTAATTTCTGTGCCATGTTATCTATAATTACCCCCAGTAGTATCACCTATCTGTATGATAGCTTCAATAGCCAGGGCTAGTTCATCTTTACTACAATCTGCAAAGGATTTACATATCATAAATACTT